GTCCGATTACACCAGTCATCGCTTCTTCCTTTTCTGTCGAGCGATCCAGCACGTCGTATGCATCGCCTTGCGGCGGTCGATGTCATACCAGAACCACGTGCGTTTCTTCACGCGCCACGAGCTCTGCCCGATTGGCACGCGACACGCGACGCACCGGAGCGGCTTGGGCACCTCATTTTACCGTCCTCCCACGTCCGTGCTCGCGGGCTTGGAAAGTTTCGGCCAATGATCCGTCATCCATTGCGTAACCATCGTGCGTAACACTTCTGAGCGACTTTCTCCGAGATGCGTATGCACGAGACGATTCACGAGGACGAGTTGATGCGGACGCAACGTCAGCGAAATACGCTGAGGTCGAGGTTTACCGTTGACCGTTCTCATGAGGTCTTCGGCGGACGAATCAACGCCACACTGTAGACGATCGGTCTCATGAGTCCATCGTAGGTGTAGACGAGTTTGTCATCGACGAGAATGCCCTGTTCATACAGCCCGTCACTGCCAGTCGGTCGCGTCTCTTCTCGGCCATCTGGCTGAATGCTCACGACGGTCTCATCGTCATTGATCATGGTCCACTTGCCGATGGAGGCCGATGGGTTGACCTGACACCCGCGCCAGATCCATTCGCCAGGCGTGGCCGTGCGCCAGCCATTCATGTGAGATGTCCCAACTGTGCTTTCACGCGCGCCACATACCACGCATTTTTATACGGCGGCGTCTGATTCCCGAGCTTGCCGCCGTTGTAGGCCGCGAGCGCCGCATCGACGTTACCGCCTGACCACTCGATCAGCGACCGCAGATACTTGGCGCCCCATTCTAGCCCAATCGCGGGCTGAAACAGTTCCCACGGTTGCCCGATGAACCCGATTTCGCACGCCGTCTCGAGCAGAATTTGCATGAGCCCGAAGGAACACGCCGCGAGCGGCCCGAATTTCGCCGCTTTCGCCGCAGGATTGTCGCGAATGTAGCGCATGAAATACAGATTTTCGTAGCGGAACGCATTCGGATCGCCGGACGATTCCGTCATCACTTGCGCGAGCAGGAGATTGCTGTCGAGCCCATAGGCCGACGCGACGCGATCGATGTCTGCGCGGTCCACTACCATTAGCCCATGATAAAGCCGTTGATGCCCGCGGCTTGTCCGGTATATTGCTGCGACGCGAATGTCGCGCCGCTCGCCTGTGTCTCGATTTCGTTCCAGCAAAATTTATGATAGCCGATGGCTGGGATGCCTTGCCACGTCGCGCGGTCTTGGAAACTCGTGCCGGTGCCGGTCGCTTTGTTCGAGGACAAAATCCCATTCGTCGTGTCGAAGGTCGTTGTGGAGTCAAGGCCGAACCCGAACACGGCGATCACAGTGCCAGCGCCAGGCGTGATCCCTTGATCGATGGCGAGTTGCAGCACGTCTTCGGCGATGCCCGTCACGATCTCGACCTGATTCGTCGCGTCGGCGTTCGCTTGGCGGATCGTATTCACCGCGTAGGTGTAGCCCGTCGTGATGACTTTTCGCAGCCCTCGTCGCTGGCGGTTGTAGTAGTTCCAGACGAAGCGCTTCGTCAGCGAATCTTCGACCTGACCTGCGACCGTCGTCGTCCGCACGGACGCCACATAGCGGCGCGTCGTGGCGCCAGACTTCGCGAGCAGGCCATCTTGTAAGACGAGGCCCGTCGCGCGCGCAGAGTCGCTGGTCCACGCGAGCAGTTCGAGATTGATGACGCCCGCGCCGGGATAGGCGAACAGGTCATACATCTGTGACGCGACGGCTGGCACGGGAATCGAGAGCTCGGTCAACGGATATTCCGCCCACGTCGTGCCGTCGTAGAGCTCCACGGAATTGCCGCGAAACGGCGTGAAATACAGCGTCGTCGCCGCGGTCACATCGGTCGTCGGCACGGCCGTGCCACTCACGAGCGTCACGCGTGCCTGTATCACGCCGTTAATGCCAGGTGTGAGGTTCGCGCTCACCGACGAAATATTGTCCTGCGTCTCAATGAGCCCTCCGCTCGTGTCGAGCCCAGCGATGAGCGGCGCTGCATAGACCGCGTAGCTGTAACTGCCCGGCGCGAGGAAGATCGAGCACTGCCCGGAGCCGTCGAGATGAATCGGGTTCGCGTTCGGCGTGCCGCTGGAATTCTGATAGGTCGTCGCGGGCGTCGTCAGGCCGGCGAGGAAGGTGTAAACGCGACCGTTTGCGGCCGGCGTGACGCCATCGGCGAGGAAGAATTTCTGAAACGGCGAGGGGCTGAGCGTGTAGTTAGCCATTTACTTGAATAGCTTCCGCATCTGCGTGACGTAGCTTTTCGCGCGCGGTTCCGGCCAGCCGATGTCCGTGAGGGTCTTGACCGCCGTTTCAACTGGCATCGCGGCGAGTTTGGCGGCGTCAGGCGGTTTCGTTGTCATCCACTGCGGCGGCGCAGCACCGGCACCCATCACGCCGATGTCGCGGCGCTCGGGTTCGGCCATCTGGGCCAGATCCCCGACGCCTTGCGCGCCGCCGAGCGTGCTAAGGGCTTGCGCGTAGGGTGCGACCTTCTCGAGCGCGGCGGCGACGGGCGGCGCGACCTGTTGGGCCAGTTTTCCGGTGAACCAGCCCGTTTTTCCGCCCATCCATGCGCCCTTCGCCGCGGCTCCCACTCCAGCTAAGGCGCCAATCGGGCCGCCTGCTATTCCCCCACCCACAATAGGCGCCGATCCGCCGATGACACGGCCAGCCGCGGCCGCGACGCGCGCCGTATTCGGGTTTGTCGCCACTTCCATTGCGGCGCCGGCCGCGGCTGGCACGCCTTGTCCCGCCGCGGCCATCCCAAGGCCCGCATTTGACCCAAGCGCGACGTTCTCGCCTTCGGTTGCACCTTTGGTCCACGACGTGACTGGCGGCTGCTTAGCGCCGATATTGGCGTTTTTATACAGCCGCGTCGCCGCCGCGTTGATCTGCATCTCGGTCATGGTGTCTGGAAACGCGACACGGCCGACGCCGGGGATCTCGATTTCGGTATCCGGCATTACTCGACCTTGCCCGTCGCCGGGTTATACCGGAGGATTTTCGGTGCAGGTGCGGCGCCAGCCGGCGGCGTGGCGATCCGCTTCTGGATATCGGTCAATTGCTCGTTCAGGGACGAATGCACGTTCGCCATGTCCTGCTTGAGCACCTTCGCAACGGCCTTGATCTGCGCAAACGTCGCATCGGCTGGCGACAGCGAGGACACTTCCCGCCGCGCGGAGTCGGAGAGCACGCCGGAGAGGTTCGGATCGTTCGTCACGCGCGCGATTTCGCGCAAGGCCACGTCTCGAGCCGCGCTCGCGGCGGCCATATCGGCACTGCCGAGGAGTTTTGCATCGAGCGAACGAATCGGCGCGTTGACCCACGGCACGCCGGTATCGGGAATCTTGTCCGCGAGCGAGAGGAACTGATCGAGATTCTTGCCGGCCGTGGCTTCAAACGCAGAGACCTTATCCGTTGTGCGCTGAAGCGTCGAAAGCGAAGTCTTGTTCGCGTTGTAGGCAGCGATTTGTGACGGCAGATCGAGATTTTTGTATTGGTTCGCGGCTTCGTTAATGATCGACGTGCGCACGGCCGCCCCGGTCTTTCCCATGCCCATCGGCGGGAGTTGACCCGTCATCGCGTATTGCTTGGCGGTCATCTTCAGCGCATCGCCAGTGAGTTGCGGCGCGGCTTCCTCGTTCGCCAGCTTCGCGCGCTGAATTTCGAGTTCGGCGCGGTCTTTCGGGCTGAGCGGCATCGTGCCAGTGAGTTTCGCGTTGATTTCAGCGAGTTGCGCAGCGTGGAGCGCGGCTTGGGCTGGATCTGGCGCTTCTTTGCGGCCAAACGTGGCCAGATTTTGCGCTTCAGCCGCGCTGACAGCCCCTTCGCCGGCGAATTTCGCCGCTTCGCCCTTCGTTTTCGCCAGTTCGGCCAGTCGTTTCTCTTCGGCATCCTTGCGCGCGCCGTATTCCGGCAACGCCGTGCCGAGCCGCGTTACGATGCCTTTGATGTTCTCAGGCGATGGGTCGGCCGCGATCGCGTCGAGCACGGGCTGAATGTGCTCATTCGTCGCGACCTGATTCGCTTTCAGGTAGGCCGCGCCTGCCATCACGGACTCTGGCGTGAATCCAGCTTTTTCGATCCCGATCAACGTCTCGGCGAACATCCCGCGCGCTTCGGCGTTGCGCTTCGCCGCAGAGGCATCGAGTTTGTCGAGCGTTTCCGCGAGCGAGGGATAGAGATGGCCGTTCCCGCCTTGAATCAACCCTTGCTCAAACGTCGGCCGGTCGAACGTATACACGCCGGTCTGCGGATCTTGCTTGAGTGATTGCGCCATGATCGTATCGACGGCCTGATTCGCTTTCTGTCCGGCGATGCGCTGCTGCGCCTGCGCGTTGCGGTCCTGAATTTCGCTGACCAGATTCGCCTGCTGTAACTTCTGCATCTGCGCCGCGCGCGACTGCGCTTGCAACTGCATCACGAGTTCTGGCGTGTGGCCGATCGACTGAATCGCGTTGCCCCAGATTTGGCCGCCCTGCTGCTGCGCCGCGGCTTGCGCGTTGCCGCCTTGGAGCTGTGCCGCGGCGGTCGCTTGGCCCGCGATTTCCGCCGCGCGCGCTTGCGCCTCGCCAATCTTCTCGACGGCGGCGGCTCGAGCACGGGCTGGGTCTTGAAGCAGCGCGAGGCTAGCGCTCGCATACGGATCGACCCATAAATTCCTAGGCAACGGCTTTTCGCTTTCTCGCGCGCATCGCTGCCATCATGGTCGCTCGTTGTTCGTTAGACCGTCGCGCCCATACAGCTAGCATGCCTAACCGCTGCTTTTCTCTCGCTTCAGGATTTTTCATTCTCTCAACGATAGACGCTGACATTTTCGCGCGAGACTCGGCGCTAGCTGGAGGTCTACGAGAGCGGACCATCTTCGCCATGTGCTCGCGCATCTCTGGCGCAGTCATCATCGCCGACATGTTTGAGCGCCACTGCGCGCTACGTTTCGTGCCGCGGATAGGATTGCCGACGAATTCACCAATGTTATAAACAAGCTCTGACTGTTCAAAGTGGAATTGCTCGCGCTCAATAAGTCTGTCAGCTGAATCGAGAACTTCGACCACGCTGAAAGTAAATGCTTCACTTCCGTAGCGTGACCATGCTCGCTGTAGTATTTGGTTGCAGTGTTTGCCGTTATTTAACCGGCTCACGTGCGCACTGAATCGCCGCGCGATATCAACGCTACTGCCGATATAGACTCGCCCGCTCTCGCGATGCGTGATGGCGTAGATGCCGATCATGCGTTTGCACTTCCCAATTGTGCCAAACTCAAATATTTCGAAAAAGGCGAATTTTCGTTGTTATACCACGTGTTTTGTGAATTCAGGAACGAATTCCAGTCCGCGTTATACCCGAGTTCGCTCTGCCGTTGCGCATTCGCGGCGTTCGTCTGATAGCCAATCATCTGCGGCGCAAAGCGCGCGAGTGCTTGATTGAGCCCGAAGTTTTGCCCCGCGAGGCTGTTGTTGAACTGCGCATTGGCGCCAGCGAGTTCATCACTGAACGCCTGATGGCCGACACCCATCGCTTGGTTATTCCCGGCGAGCTGATTGTAAAAATCGGCGTTCGCGCCTTGGAAGTTCCATGCATTCGGATCCTGGTATTGCGTCTGATAGTTTGTGTTGTATTTCCCCACGGCGTTCGCGCGATTCGTGCCATAGGCGGTGAGATCCTGCGCAAACACGTTGCCGTAATTCTGTGTCGCCGCTTGGCGCCCATAATCGAGAATATCCTTCAGCGTGCCGCCCGTGCGTGAGAGTCCCTGCGCAGCCTTCGATTGCTGCAGCGCTTGTTCACCTTGCTGCACGCCGAACTGATAGCCCGGTGCGTTCTGTGCCTCTTCGAGCGTCGGCGCTTTGAAATCCGGAAAATCGAACGCGGGCGCCTGCTTGAAATCCGGGCTGTGATACGTCGGGATCTGGAAGTTCGGAAACAGCGGCGACGAGTCTGGGCCGCCGCTAGTCGTGCCAGCGCCTTGCTGGGCCGTCGGCGTGAACGGTTGACCGGGATCACTGAACTGCGTCAGGGTCGGCGTCGCACCACTGGTCGGCGTGCCGCCTCCTCCTCCACTCGGCGCCGGCGCACCGGTCCCGCCTTGGGCATTGCGGGGCAATTGTTGCATCAACGTGGCGAGCTTGCTCGGATCGAGCGTGTCGCCCGCCAGCGCTTTCTCGGCTTGCTGAATTTCGTCCGGCGTCAGCGAGCGGCCGATGGTGCCTTCGATCTGTTGCTGGATCGCTTGCGCCTGCTGCGGGTCGGATTCCCACCAGTTCATGACTTTTTACTCATGCCGGGTCCGCGATAGACCGGCGCGGTGAACGTCGGAATCGGATGCGCGTTCACGTCATAGTAGGTGTCGAAGTTCGGCAGAGTCGGCAACGTCGGCGCGTGGTAATCCGGCGCCGTGCCGACGAACGGCGCATAGAGCGCTGGATCAAACAGCCCTTTGCCGTTGTTCTGCCCCGCGCCGCCACCGCCGTAATAACTCCCCCCGCCGCCGCCCTGCGGCTGTGCATTGGCCCCGGGCGCATTCGCGGGCGAGTTCCACCCGAGATACGAGAGCGCGCCGTTCAGCGCGTTGCTATGTGACTGCCCTTGCGTGCGCAGCGATTGATAGGCATTCAGCGGGTCGCGCACATCGCCCCACGAGGTCGGGACGCGGTTCTGGCTGATGAAATTCATGTAGTAGTCGCGCGCCTGATTCAGTTCATCATCGCTCCACGGATTTTGCGAGGCCGGCGCGGCGGGCTGCTGCGACGGATTCGGCGTGTCGTAATACGGGTCGCCTTGCGGTGGGATGGCGGGTGTGAACGGCATGTCTAGACCTGCCTGCCGATCGCGTTCAGCGGCGCATACTGATACTGCGGCGCTTGCAGCGCCGGCGTGAGCGGCGCGGGTGCCGCATAGGGTTCAAACTGCGGCGTGTAGTTCAGCGTGACGGGTCCAGTGCGCGCTGCGACGCCGCCTGTTGCCTGCCCACCGCCGCCACTGCGCGGCACGATGCCCCACTCCTTCGGTGAATCCGGCTTGTTCGTCGGTCCTGCGAGATACGCATTCGGCAAGCCGATGGTGTTGCTGTCCGGGTAATACACCGCCTCAGAACCCGTCGTGAGGCCGAACTTCTGATTCGTCTGCTGCGCGGCCTGCTGCGGACTGATGCCACTTTTCACGAGGGAGAGCGTGTAGTTCGCTGGGTCGTCGCCACCAACTGAAACACCCATCGCACTGTTCCCGCTGCTTGATTGCCCCGGCAGGTTCGGTAACGAAATCGGCGCGGGATTGCCCTCCATCGGTTGCCCGAGCGCGAAGTTGCCGAGGTTGCGATACGGCGTGAGCCGCTGCTGCTGCTGGTTGTATTGGTCGAGCGAGGTTTGCGACTGCGCGCGCGAGAACTGGAGCGCATCGGCGGCGGCCTTCGCTTGCAGATCGGCGGCGCGGTTCGCGGCATCGGCCTGAATCTGCGCGGTTTTCGTCGCAGCCGTGGCCTGCGTGCCCGCGGCCGTCGTGGCGGCCTTCGCCTGCGTATTGGCCGCATTTTCAGCGGCGCCAGACTCCATGTGCGCCTTCGCGACGGCCGTGCCGCCCGCGATACCACCGACGATGAGCGGGATGAAGGGGATGACGGCTGGCATGGGTCATTCTCTCATAAGCGGCACGCAATAGTGATCGCCGGGGAGCTTCATCGCGCCGACGTGTTCGAGGAGGCCGCGCACCCGATCGTCGAGAGCCGCGGTGAACGCCGTGCGCACGTGCATGAAACGGGCGGTTTCGCGCACGGCCGCCCACAATCGCCGCGCGACTGCCCCCCGCCCGCGGGCATTCGGCGCGATCCACAGACATTCGACGTGCCAATACGGAATCAGCACATGGCAGCCGACAATCGCGCCGTCGTGTTCGACCACGACTGGCAGCGAGCCTTCCGGCAGATGCGGCCAAATCTCGCCCGCTTCGGTGCCGACCAGCCGCGGCCATTCATCGCGCGGCAACACGCGGCTCGTCATGGGATCGCCTCCGTCACGATGCCCAGCGCGTAGCGCATCACGTTCGGCGTGTTCGAGGCATAGAGCGTCGCATACGTAATCGGACTCGCGTTGTCGATGTGAATCAGCCGCACCATCGAATCATTCGTCGCCAGCGTGTTGCCCGTCATCGCCGCCGTCGCGAACGATTTCACCGCGCCGCCATCGACCCACGCGACCGTCGTGCCCAGCGAACTCGACACTGCATCGACCGTCGTGATCGTCTGATATAGGCTGATCCGGTAATACCCAGCCGTCACCGCGGGCAACGTCAGTGGCGTCGTCACAATCGAGGCGTGCTGATTCGTGAGCGACAACGTGAACAGCACTTGCGGCGCCGCACCGGCGAGCCCTTGCAGCGTCAGCAGATAATCGCGCCATTCGCGCTGAAAGTAGCGCTCCGTATCGACCGCTGGCACGCGTGTTGGCGGCGAGACGACGAGTGTCACTGCTGCGCCTCCACGTTAATAAAGGCGTTCACCACGCGCCACGGGATGGGATCACTGACGGTGATTTCCGCAACAGGCTGCCGTGCCATCCCGTTCCGTTCCCAATCGACGAGCGTGCTGAATTGTCCGATGCGCCCCGCGCTGCGCGTGCGGTAATTCCCCCACGTCTGCGCGCCGTCCTTGCTCCAGCGCAGCAACACTTGCGGATCCGAACCCTGTCCGGCCTGCGTGCCCAACCCGACTTCCATCTGAAGACGGAAACGACCGAGGAAGAGGCGATCTTCTTCTTTCACGAGCATCGGCGCGCGCCGCACGCGGCGAATCGCGCGGCCGTCCACGTCCAGCCCGAAGCTCACGTCCATCTGGTAAATTGTCGGCGCGTTCCGGTCCCCGACCAAATGCTTGCCGAACGCGAATGTATGACACTGCGGGTGCCACGCCGTGGAGGTGTTCGTCTCCGCAATCCACGTGTCACGCTGATGCCACTGCTGCGTGCTCTTGTCATAGACCCATGTGGCGCCAGCCGTCGGGAAGTTCAGCACGTAGAACGGATGTCCTTGGTCTTCGTAGACCCACGCGGTCGCATCGTCCACGCGCGGATAGCGGGAAATCTGCCATTCCATCGCGTGATTCGAGATGCGCGTCGGCACGTAGCCAGACGCAGCCACGACCTGATTCTGCCCATTCTGATTGTGCGCCAACCAAATAACGGTGCCGTCCAAGACGGCGGCCGAGAAGGTCGCGGCGATCCCTTGCTGCATAATCGCCCCAGGCCGGAGCGCGAACGGGAACGGAAAGCTACCTGCGTCATACCAGACCTCGCTCGTTTGCGATCCGAGCAGCCAGATTTCGTTGTAGTTCACGACGAGCGCGCGCCACGGGTCTGGCTGCGCCGAGCGTTGCGCGAACTGCGTCGGATCCCACGTATTCGCGTCGAGCAGATTCGAAATCTTCAGCGTCGCGGTCGTCGCGTCGAGTGCCACGATGTAACCGTCCACCATGCCGGCCATCGTGACGGCATGCACGGGATTCGTGAGCACATTCGTCGTCAGATTCAGGCAGTAGCCCTCGCGCCCGCTATTGGCGAACAGTTGCCCGCCGCCGTCCCCGTTCGAAATCATCGACGCCACGTTCGCATCTTCGGCGACGACGCCACGGTCAGTGATGGTCATGTCGGCGGCGATTTCTTTAATTGCATTGCTCACGACAGCGAAACAGCGCTCGACATTGCTAAAAATGTTCGAATACAACTGCCGCACGCGCGATCCCGTCGGCGACGTCACGAACGCTTGCAACCCCGGTCGCGGGTAGAGCACTTGGCGCGAGGACGCGCCTGGCGATTCCATCTGCTCGGGATACCAGTTCAGGCACAGTTCGGCATCGGCAATCGGTGATTGCGAGGCATAGGACGGGCCGCAGAACGAGGGGTAAATCATTGCGGTTTATGGTCGTCGCCAAACTTCGAATAGTCAAGTTCCACGAGATGATGTGATTCAGTTGAAGCGCTATGAGAATGAATCGTAATCGCCGCCGTCGTTGTGCCGCCGTAATCGAGTTGCAGGACGCGAGGAATTCCAGCTCCAACGCTGATCTTCATGGACTCGGCGGCATCGCGAATGAGAGCTGTATCAATGTCATGAATAAAATATGTAACAGCTGGAATGCTCGGCTCCGCCGCCTCGTCACGATGTATTTCCTCTAAGGCGCGCGAGTAATCATCAAGCGTTGGAATGCCAGCCTCGGGCACCCACTTGCCCGTCATAATCGCGAATTCTTCATGTGTCATATCAGGCCATCCGCAACACGGCCGTGATGGTGCCGCCGCCGGTAATATTGCTGGAAATCCGCGCGCGCACAAACGCCCATGCGGATCGCTGGCCGCCCACGGAGTTCAGCACAGGAATCACTTTCGTCTGCGCCCCACCAGAGAAGGCGCTCGCCGTCAACGTGCCGAGCGTAATCCATGTGCCGGAATACGGCGCATCGAGCGCCGGGTCCCAGTCCGCCTCTTCAAACAGAATCGTGCCGCCGCTCGTCGTCCCTTGGCTCGCGGCATAGAGCACGATGCTCGTAAACGGCGAGGCGTTTACTGGTTCGCTCGTGCCGGTGGTTACCCCGGTGATGACGCCGGCGACGTCGGTGCCGAGGAGGAGGACACGTGATTGGCTGGTGCCTGGCATAGTGTTCCTATCGTGGCTTGGAGCCGTGACCGTTGGAGTAGCGCGACGACATCGGCGACGGTGCGCAAGCCGTGGTCCACGTCGAGCCGTTTCGCCGCATGATACAGCACTTCTTGCAGTTTCCCGGTGCGTTGAAGATCGAAATCTGGCGAGAAGTCATCGGCTGGCAAGCCGCAATCGTAAACCGCGGCAAAGCGCACGGCGGTCGTGACGATGAGTTCGTTCGCAATCGCCTCATCCCGGCCCTCTGGCCATGAATAGCCTGAGAGTACGAGACGCACCTCAGCCCATCGCACGAGCGCTCGACCGAGTGTCAGAATAAGGCGACGAAATCGTGCGTTCATGACGTGAGTTTTGAGAGTTCAGCGATCCGCTGGTTGAGTTCTTGGAGCTTTTTGTTCCATTGCTCGATTTGCGCGAGACAATCATAGGCGTGCGCTTTCGCTTCGAGCAGTGCTTGCATTGGCGAGACTGGCTGATCCACGTCAGCCTTGGTATCGTCAGAATTAAGTGACCTGATGGGGGAAAGCATTATAGAATCGCGCCTTTCAGCACCATAAACGTCAATGGTGTTGCTTCGGTAATCGCCACCGCACTAATGTTCTTCGCACTGATACGGCATGATCCCGCCGCCGCGATGCTGTCAATCATCAGTGCTCAGCCCAAGGATGAGCGCGTTATCAGCGCCTGGAAGAATGTAGCTGAGCGCCATAATTCACGACACCACCACATCTGACGCTGCGAGTGAGGCCCGTGCTTGCGCGAGTTCATGCGCCTTGGTTTCGTCTGCGGCCCACTGGGCAATGCGGAGCCGCACAAATTCACCGCGTGTCTGGGGGTTCGGATTGCCATTGGGTAGCGTGTCGGAGTAGCCAAACCGCACGCTGAGCGCATTCACCACGCGCGTTAAGTCTGCGCCAGAGATCGTAAACGTGACTGTCGCCATAGTCGTTCCTACGCTGCGAACGTGCCCACGTTGCCAACTGCGAGCCGCCGTGCCTTATAGAAACTGCCGCGCCGAATCGTGACCGTGCCTGCGCTAGATGTCACAGACAACCGAATGTTGCGCGGCGTCGCGCCACAGGTCACGAGCACTCGAATCAGGACGAAATGATTGACTGCCGTGGTTCGCGTCGTCGCACTTGCAGGAAAAGCGGCTGTCGTCGTTTGCGTCACAAGTCCAGCCCCGAGCGTTGAACTCTCTGCGCCTTCTCCAGTCACGGCGGACTGCACGTAATCGCCGACCCAGTTCGTCACCGCGCCGCTAAACGTCATCGTCCAGGTGACGGTCCCAGCCGTCGTCTTCAGGTAGCGGACGTAATATTCGATTTCATACGTCCCGCTCGCGACCATTGGAAACGCGCTGTTCGCGCCGAAGGCATCCGCAATCGTGGGGCCGAGCGCACTGCCATCCGCCGTGAGCTGGAACAACTGAAAGTCTGACCGTTGCGCGCGGCCCGACGTGGTGTCAATCGTGTCGGAAAACGTGACGCCATCGAACTCGATCGCGCCTGCGGCCGCGTTCGTGAGGTTCGTGCCTGCGGTGAATTTCCCTGGGGCCACGGTCGCCGTGCCCGCACTCGCCAGAAAGGCCGTTGACGTGAGCGTGGTCCCATCGAACGTCAGATTCGCGTTGTCGTTGAGACGGCCATTCGTCGTCACGAGCGCGACGCGGCCACTGGAGAGCGTCGCATCCACCAGCGCGAGTTCTTTCCGAGCGGCACCGGTCGTGATGGTGCCGTAGAACTTATCCGTGAGGAACTCGACGGCACCCGCTTCGGCTGATGTCAGCAACGTGCCCGAGGTGAATTTACAGGGGGCAGTTCCCGCCGTCGCGGTGCCAGCAGGCAGATGCAGTTTGGCGGTGGCTGAAAACAAGCCCCCTACCGAGACCCCGCCAGCGTTCATGTAGACGGTATAGTCCAGACTCGTCGGGTCAATGCGCAGAGGCGTCTTATTGTTGGTGATGTTGTAGAACGCGAAGTAGCCCGTGATTTGTGACGCGGCAATGTCCCAACTCCCCGCGCCGTCTGCGGTCGTCAGCGTGAAATCACAATTCCCGGCACTCGACACGAGCGCGAGTGGCGTCGTCCCGGTGATACTGAGGGCGGTGCCGCTCCACGTGAGGTTCGCGCTGCCGCTCAGGACGCCAGCCGCCCCGGCAAACACCAGTCGCGTATTTGTCAATCCCGAAAGCGTCAGTCCGACAAACGTCGGGCTGGCGCCCGTGTCGATGTTTTGCGGCGTCGCGAGCGTGACGGCCCCGCTGCCGTTGTCGGTGACGCTGACTTGATTCGCGGTGCCTACGATCCAGGACGAGAGCGCCGCGACGGAAGCGAGCTTCTTCGTCCCATCGGTCGCGATGAGGCGCGAGGCGGTGAGCCCTGAAAAGGTCGGCGGATCGCCGAGACCTGTGAGGAGTCTCATGAATATTGCACGTCGAACCAACAATCAGCGCTGCCAATTGTTTTCGTTGGTCCCGTCGAAGAATTACAGACCGTGATACCGACCGACATGAAGCGCCCGAATTTATCTGCTGAATACGAAAAGTTCGCCGACGCGGGGACGGTGAAAATCACGGCTGGCACGGCGGTATCGGCGGGGACTGTCGTCGTATTATGCACCTGAATAAACTGCGCGCTTGTCTTCGCATTATAGCCCGTCACGCTGTAGAGCGTGCCCGCACTCGCCTTCGCCACGCGGCTCGTTTCATAGGCGGTCGAAGTCGCATTCGTCGGCGAAAATCCTGCTGTGGCATCGGGCACTTCCTTGGTGCCATCGGTCCAGGTGCCGCTTTGCGTGACGGCAATCGTCGTATTTTGGACCGAGACTTTCAGCCAGTGGTTGACCGAATCCCAGACATCGTTGAGCAGTTTGCTGAGGCCGCGCAGTTTTGCCGAGACCGTGCCCGCGTTATCGCCGACCACCGCCACATCGGTCGTCGTGCCTTCGGCGACATCGGCGCCATCGGCCACCGTGACCGCGCCGCCGCCGCCACTACTCCCGCCGCCGCCGCCCGCGGCTGGATCGACGATCAACGTGATGAGCGCGGTGCCAGAGGCTAGCGCCGACGCGCGGACACGAACAATCTTCAACCCGTGACAAGCGGCTTGCCAGATGCCGTTGCCCGTCGTGCTCGTGACGGCGGTCGAGAGTGCGCTCGCGGGCGAGGCGCCGAGGGCGGCGAAGGCGGACCCGTCAATCGAGCCTTCGAATTGGAGTGTGCCAGTCCACGTGCCCGTGATCTGAATGCCGAGACCTGCGAACCCGGTTGCGTCGAGTTGCACGGTCTGTCCGACGGCGGCGAGCGATCCGCTGTTCTGAACCGAGATCGCCACTTATTGTCCTGTGTCGATGTTGTAGCCAGTGCGCGGCGTATTCGTTAGCGCGGGATCGGTCGCGAGGTCGTTATCTTTGTAGTTCTGCCGCTTGCACACCGCGAGCGCGTCATCGATGTCTTTCACGACTTCAGGATCGAGCTGCCGCCGATATGGCCCGCGCAGCCGTTTCGCGAGTTGGCCTTCGAGCATCTCATCATAGCCAGGCGGCAGTGTGTAGGTCGCGGTCGGCGAGGCGAATGGCCCAATCTGATCGAGGCGATAGAGCACGAGCGCGTGGAGCGTGGTGTTCGGCACCGGCCAGAGGTTGATCGTGCCGTTGCCCGCGAACGCGTTGTAATACGCCCCGGTAAACAGCGCGTTCGGCAGATCCTTGATCGGCAGCGCCTCGTAGGCGTCATCGGTATAGAGCGTGCGCGGAATCTCGACGCGAGGATCCGGCCCAGCGAGCAGGAGCCCGGCGCCTTCGAGGGCATTCGGGCGAGTCGTCACGAGATCACCCGTCGGGCCGATCGTGTAGGGATTGCTTGGTCCGCCTTTGCCGGCGACAAGCGCGAACACTTCGCGGCCGATGGTTGGCGCCGTCAGCGTCTGAAGACCGAGGATGCCCATCATGTTCTGCAAGCGGCGGTAGCCATCCGCGAGCAGATCGCCGCCGATGGTTTGCCCCGCTTCGAGCACGCCGATCAGTCCGAACGCGCCGCCAATGAGATCGACGGCTGAGGCCATTTAGTTATCCGGGTCCACAAACCATTCCGTATGCGGTTCGAACCGTCGTGCGAAGAAGGCATCCACGACGGCTTGCGGCGGATTAAACAGCGCGGCGCTGGATTTCATGAGCGCGGCGTGCATCTCTGGCGATACGAAGATCGTATCAGGCTTCGGCCGCAACCATGATGGAAAGAGGCGCGCAAGAAAACCGCCAGCGATCGTGCCGCCGAGTCGCCTGAAAAAGTCGCGGCGATTCATTGCGCCACGAGTTCCGGCGTCCCGACGGGCACGCCCATCTCGACCGAAATCTGCAATTGTCCTTGCTTGTCGATGTTCAGCCCCGCGAGCGTGAACAGCTTCCCGCACGACGGGCAGGCATCCTGCGTGCGCAGCCACCCGCCCGCGCGCTGAATCGCGAGCAGTGTCAGCACGCCGCCGCGTTCACAGTTGCATTTGATGGTCGGCGAGACGGTGCAGTTCACGACGGCGAACGGCTGACCGAGCACGGGCACAGGCATGCAGCCTCCAGATACGGCAAGGGCCGGTGCGCGAATGTTACCACGCACCGGCCCTTGGTCAGACATGCGCGGCGACTAGACCGGGAGCTCGCTCCACAAAATCCCGATTGTGAATACCCCCGCCGTCAGCGTGGCGTTGCCACAGATGTAGCCAATGTTGCCGGGTGCGACCTGAAACACGCCGCCGACGTCAATGAAACACGATGTCAGCACGCCAGTCGTGATGGCGCCCGTGTTCACCGCGACGAGCGGAAACGGCACGTTGGTCGGCGCCACGAGAATCGTCGCCGTCGAGAACACGCCGCCCATCGCCGAGACGCCGCCGCCGGAATAGGCGTTCATCACGGTCAGCGCCGTGGCCGTCGTCGGCACGGTGGCTTGCGTGTTGTTGGCCCAACTGATCGCGCCCGCGACCGTCGAGGCCGTGGTCGGCGAACTGACGCCCACCGCGAGGAGATGCGCATCGACGCCGGATCCGGGTCTGTTCCACAACATCGGGCCGAGCTGCGCGGCGGTCGAGAAAATCACCGGCGCCGTGATGATCGCGGAGGTGTAGAACACCTTTCCTAGCTTCGTCAGCGTGGCGTATTTGCCGAGCACTTCCGAGATGGCGAGTTCGCCCATCATGCCGGCGGGCATGCCGGACTGGGAACCGGGATTCGATTTCGTGGGCAGCGAGAACAACGGGCCTGTGAGATTTGGCATATGAGACTCCGGTCAACGTCCTCGATCAACCCCCGTAGTGGTCAGACGCCCGGTCTGCAGGGGATCGCGCGCGAGGCCGCGCGACAATCAGTCTTCGAGTGCCGCGAGTCGTGCGGCACCGTCTTCGGCGCTCAGATGGCCGTGTTTCATCTCAAAGCGGATGAACGCGGCTTCGATGAGATGCTCCACACTTTCGAGCGTGAGCGTGGCCTTTTTCTTCGGCTTCGGGTCGTCGGTCGTCTCGTCGTCAGCCATGTGTGTCTCCTTACGTGCCGAGGCCGGAATCATTCGCGAGGACATCCGGGCGGATCTGCGTCACCGGGTCGTCCACGAGGTTGAACCCAAACTGCAACATCTGATTCGTGATGCGGTTCTCGATCAGAATCTGCTGCAACCGGATATCGGTGTCGGTGAAACCCGGATCGAACGGCGCGCCAGGTGTCGTGCTCGCAAATGGCTGCGTGCCCCACGTGCCAGGACCGGGCAGCGCGTTGAACGCCGTCAGGTTCTGCACGATCACGGGCGGTTGGAACGGGTTGTAAGCATATGACGGAAACGAGGTCGGTGCGGCCATCTGTCATCACTCCTTAGTGGCCTGAATGGCCTTTGAGCGGATCTTTCGAGGGCGTTTGTTTCGTGAGCGTTCGCCCTGTCGGAATCAACGTTTGCTGCTGCTGGGCAATCAGCACCCGATCGGGCACATTCGGCATCGGCACATCCAGCGCATGCCGACTCACGAACGGCACAAAGGACCAATCAGACCCCGGCAATTTACTCAAGGCTTCCGCGTGCGGCACAATCACGGGCGTGCCGTCCAGATTGAACACCCACGACGGAAACGGCATCGGATCATCAGGCACTTACTTGCTTTCGCGGCTGTGCGGTTTGATCGGTGTCACGGGCACGGACGGTAAGTGATCGACGGCGACCGCTTCGGCGCGCGCGATTTCCTGTTGCGCTTTCTCGCCGTGCCGCCCGTGCTTCACTTCCCACGCGCGCTCGGCGGCCAGTTCCGCGAACAAGGTTTGTTCAGCTTCCCAGTGTTCAATCGCTTCGAGTGGCGTTGGTCGAAAGCCGCGCTGTCGATAGATCTCGCCTTCCTGCAGCGATCCAACTTCCTGCATCTCGACGATTTCGGCCGCGCCGAGCCCGCCAGGAGGCCGACCCGCTTTATGCAGCAGCATCGGATAGTCGCGCTTCACGTAGGGCCGTGCGCCGGGTCCCCACGGCGTGTATTGCGCTTCCCACTTCACGCGCTCTTTCGCTTCGGGCGAATCGGGATCGATCAGAATCGCCATAGTTCAAACTCCTTACGAGAACGTCACGCCGCTCGTGCTGTTGTTGACGACGTTCCATGCGCCATTCGACGCGAGCATTTTCATCGACGAGCCGACTTGTGCCGTGAACGTCGCGACCGTGAACGGCGAACCCGCCACACCCGTGAAGAACAGGCCCGTCGATCCCGACGCGCCAGGCGTCGTGATGGTGTGCGCGAAGGCGCTCTGCGACGTGACGCTGAGTTCGATGCCGTTCAGCGCGAGCGACGGGGCACCGAGCGTGAGTGCCATCGCGCTCGTGCCGTTCAGATACGCAATCGTGATGTCATCGACGGGGACGACCATCGCGCCGGTCTGCCCGTAGGTCTTCACATCCGCGAAGCCCGGATCGGTCAGCACGGTCATCCCCGCCTGAATCGCCGGGAAATCACTCGGCGTCGCCGACGTGACGCACGTGGACCCGATATCGTGCGCGGTGGCCGCTGTCCCATCCGACCCGCGCATGCGCACCGTGACGGTGTTGGCCGCGGGCACGTTCACGAGAAACGCCAGTTCATCGTCAATCATGAACGGCTGATAGCCGATCGGCGGCGCGCCGACCGCTGGGAAGGCGTTCGATGCCGTGCTCGAGACGCCGAAGGTGAGTTGTGACGAGGTAATCGCGGCGGTGAGCGTGACTCTGACGAGTGCCATATGGGTTGTCCTTCTATTTAGTGGACACGTTTCATGTCGGTGAGATAGCGCGCGAGTCCGTGCCGGATACGATACCGGATGTATTCTCGCGTG